TTAATCGGATCAGGCCGAACTACTCCATCGGCGGAGTACCAGCGAAGGGGTTTGACAGCGGTTTGCAGAACCAAGAAATCCACGTCGGTCTGTTCGAGTTCGATGTGTCGGCTGGCGATGTAGTCCGTCCACAAGTCGATAATATAGATACAGATGATAATTATGCTTTTGCGGGGGATGCGGCGAAAGACGAGTCGTTCTTTATAATCGAGATGATCGAGAGGCACCGATAATGGGCTACGCCATCTACATTGCTTTCAATCCTAATGCCGCTTTCCCACAGACGCCCCAACCGGGACGCAACCAAGGGCAAGACGAAAATGGCAACCCAATCCCGCCCGACGGCATGTCTCTGTTTACGATACAGAGTGACGAATCCGAGCTGGTCAACGGTAAGAAAAACGACGACATAGAGCGATTCTACGAAGTCGTTGACGGCCCCGCACTCCGGGCGGTTGATGCGGCGGAAGTTGAGGCGGTGTTGTTACCAGAACGAAAAGCCACCGCCCTTGCAAGCGTCCGCGAACAAGCACGGCAACACATCGAGGAACCAGTAGACGACCCTAACAAGTGGCCGATGTTCCGTCAGATGAACGCCGAAGCAGGCATCTATCCGGCAGGCGTGAAAGATCAGAAAGATAAGGATATCGCGGCGACGGTCGAGGAATCAAATCGCGTTGAAGTTGCTATCGAAGATGCAACGACTGTGCAGCAAGTACAGGACGCGCTCGATTCCATAAACTTCCCAACATTTCCGGTGGCATAATATGGCACATACTCCAAAGTATGATAAGCAAAAGTTTGAAGCACGACAGCAAGCGCGGCGTAATGCGTCTCAGAATGCGAAAGAGAACGCGGTTCCTCAGTTACGCGAGTCTGTGCGTGAACTTGAGAAAGCAACTGGGGTAAAACCTAGCTAATGTACAACACACCAAAGGAAGTTTTACTGCGGTATGAACAGCAATGATAAAAATGATGAAAGTTCGAGCAAACGGCATCCACATCCACCACCGCGCCAACACCCGGAGCAGAAAAACGGATATAAAGATGGGTCCATGTTGGTCCGTGTTCCTTGGTCTGTTGTCAGTTTTGTCAGTTTGCCTCTTATTGGTGCTATTGTACTTGCAGGTAATGTCGTACTGAAACAAGAACAAATATCTGCACAGATGGAAGCAATGGATAATCAATTGATACAACTTAGTTCAAGATCGAATGAACTTGAAAGGAAAGTAGATGTGTTAAATGAGCGTACACAGTCGTTACACAGAAGATTGGAACGAGTAGAGAGTCGTGTGTGGGCTCGATATGCAATTCAATTTATAAGCAGAGGAACGAATTAAGATGACAGCATCACAGTGGGACCACTTTACAGTAGAAGAACTTACATGCAAGTGTGGATGCGGCAGGATGGAAATGAACGATACATTTATGCGTCTTCTTGTAGCAATTCGTAAGGAGTTTGGGATTCCTATGCCCATCTCTAGTGCATACCGTTGCCCGGAGCATAACAATAATGTATCAAGTACAGGGTATAATGGTCCGCATACGACTGGTTGTGCCGTGGACACACATAATAGTAGGTATCATGGGCATGCACTTACACGCATTGCCCTTGCACATGGGATAGAAGGAGTAGGATGGAACCAGAAAGGAACGACTAGATTCATTCATCTTGATTATGGAACAGGACTGCACCCTAGGCCAACTATCTGGAGCTATTAATATGCCAACTAAAAGTAAAGCTCAGCAAAAATTTGCAGGAATGAGTAGATCAGCTGAAGGTCGTAAAAAACTTCGAGAATCAGGCAAGAAGCCCATGCCTCGAAAAACTGCTAAACACTTTACTAAGAGGAAATAGTATGAAACGAAACTGGAAAAAAAGATCCTTAAGAACCTTTATACAGGCTGCAGCATCTGCTATAATTACAGGAGCATATGCTATAGTTGAAACAGGAGATGTAACTACAAGTAGTATTATTGCTATCCTGTTTGCAGGGTTAGCTGCAGGTTTTAGTGCTATCCAAAATGCTATGGAGAACACACAACGTGAAGGGCCTATTGAAGAGGATTGAAATATGGTTAGATTACTGCATAAATATACCCTTACTAGTCTTTGTGGAGCAATCCTACTATCTGGTTGCGCATCAAACATGGAAAAAGCTGCCCAGCTACTTGCTGAAAGGCCTCAAAAAACTTGTACAATTACCGTGGACGGCCAAGAAGTTTCTTTCCAAGGCTCGGATTGCGATAAGCTGGCTAATACGGTGGCTCAAAAACAAGCTATGAGTGCTTGTGCGGGGTTTGCAGAGGCTAATGAGCCTTTATGCGTGCTAGCTATAGTTATGTCCGGTAAGCAACAGAGCCAGTCTCAAGATGCAGATACACAATTGCTTGTCCAGGCTATGAGATCTGATACCCAAATTAAAGCTGCATATATTTCTGCTATTCCTGGGCTAGGCCAGATATTAGCTACAGCATATACTGCCCACGAATCCGAGAAAACTATGAGAACAGCACTACGTAATGGAGGCACAACTGTTGGGACAGTAAATGTTACTAAGTCCGATGATGGAATGGCCACTTCAGGAGAAGGATCAGCCACTGGGACTGGTGGAAACGGGGACCAATTCGTTACTATTGGCAATAGAAACCAGAATATACCAGGAGACGGGTCTATTATTTCTGATGGCCGCAACCCAGTACTGATCGGTACAGGACAACCTAACAGTTCTTTGGATCCGTCTACTGTGAATAACCAAAATTCCAGTGCTACGAAAAACCCGATTAATAATGCTCCTGTAGTATCTACGTCAGATAACGATGGCGGCCAAAGTCTAATCCCTGACTTTAGATGAGTATGCCACTTCCTAAGGTTGGTGAGCTAATAGTAAGAGACGGGCCTAACTCGTCTTGGGTAGTTCACCAACCTTTTGAAGTTCTGTTTTCTACCAATATAAAATTTGTTGTTCCTGTCGGTTTTTCCACTGACTTACTATCTTCCCCTATGCTAATACGATGTTGGCTAAGACAAAGAGCCGACACCGAAAAGGCCGCTGTACTTCACGATTTCTTATACTCTACTCAGCTACTTTCCAGGTCCTTGTCCGACCACTATTTTTACTTAGTTTTATTAACCGCAGATATAACAGATATAAAAGCTAAATCAATGTGGAAAGCTGTAACTCTGTGGGGCAGGTTCCCCTGGAAAAAGTATAAAAAGAAACTAGACATCATTGGGCATAAAAGATAGATTGTCTATTTTTAAAGCTTTTGTTGTCCATGTAAGTTTACTTAAATCTAGCCCGTGTTTCATACACTGGTTCAACAATACAAACCAAGATGCATGAGTAAAATGTAACTTAAGTAAAGGCCTCTTAACAGTTACAATAGTTCTATGCCATTCCTTTGGGTCTCTATCTCCCCATATAGCTTTTTCTGATAAGTTACAAAATACAGGCGTAGTAGACGTTGTAACAAATAACAGTTTTTTATAAAAATCCCCTTGAGTTGTAGGCAATAGCCATCCGTCTTGTATGGACATATGGGCTAAGCTGTAGGCATAATGGTAGTATTTCATTTAAGAACTCTTTTAAACCTAGGCAGAAAAAGGCTGTATGTATCGCTTTTCTCTTGAGTCACTACATCGTTATACTCTATGTCAATAGTGTTTCCTATAAAATGAGCTTCTGGTTCTTGCCTATCTGTATCAGTAAGGCCAGATCCTATCTTAACTCTTACTGGCTTTCCCTCCACTCTTCCCACACATACAAGAGCACCTATTAAGCCTTCGTATTTTCCTGTACCTTCATTAGTTCCTACACAGGTAAGTTTACAATCTTTGATAGCTTTCTTTTTAATTAAGTCAGGAGTTCTTTTCCACTGGTAATGACTAGCTTTATACCGTAATATAATTCCTTCAAATCCAAATACTAGCCTGTTGTTAAAAAAGTGCTCAACTTCTGAGTTGTTCCTTAAGCACTCTTGCTGTACTATACGAAGATTACCTTGTTTATACTTAGGAAACTGTTCCACTAGAGTCTGGTACCTTGTTCCGTATACAAATGTAGACTTTTGATTTTCCCAATCTTGTATTGGAATATAGTCAAAAATACAAAAAGTATATTCAGGCAATGTTTTAGCTTTACCTAAAAGGACCTTGTTAACATAGCCTGTTATTTTAGTTCTCCCTGCCTGCATCCCGTCTCCAACCACTAGTTCTCCATCATACACCCCTGGATGGAGTTTAGCTATTTCTTTTTCTAGTTCTTCCAGTGGAAAATGTTTTCCTTGTCTAGTTATTATAACTACTTTATCTCCATAGTTTTTAGCTATTAAACGAACTCCATCAAACTTAGTGGAGCCCCATATAGGGTACTCTTTTATTTCTACATCTTTAGCCAACATAAGTGGATATGTAGGAATAAGTTCAGGGTATGCTTTGTTGATAGTTGTAGTGGATACTCCTGCTTTAAGGCTTCCTCCAAGGACTAGCCTAAACATTTCTCCATACTGTTCTGAGCATGCAACTGCAAAGTCTCTAGCTTTATTTCCAGTATATTTTCTACTTGCTAAAGTACTCAAAGCTTCTAGCATATCATCGTAATCTACCTCGTGGTCTTCTAAGAATGTGTTTTCAGAAGGAGAGGACACATGGTAGTTAACTCCAGTATCATACATAGCTTCTAGTATGCGCTTCCATTGATCGTTGTCTTTATGCTTTTTTAGTATTTGAAGCTTTTTGTTAGTTCCTCTAGCTTTTCTCAGTCCGTGGACTATAGAAATACTCATTCTTTATTCTCCAGTTTTTTAACCTTATCAAACAAAGACCTAAAAAGACTATCACTAGTGTGGGATATGCTCGCAAGCTTAAACAAAAGATATAGCTGAACCATAATAATACCTGAAATAAGCAACCAAAACCAAAAATTATCAAGCATTTGTTTTTTCCTTAAAAGTGTTAACTATATCTTTATAGATAAAAGCTAGTCTAGACCATATTTCATGGAATACATATCCTCCTAGCATATCTTTTCTTTTCCTTTTGTATACAAACCACTGTTCGTTATAATCAAAGGTATCGTTTTTCTCCTCTGGGTAATACAAATTAGAGCTATGGTCTTGTTGTGCTGTTTTAATAAAAAACCAGTCAGGCTCATCTAGGTCAATTATATATCCTATTTCAGGAATAACTCTAGCTACATGAAGTAGCATTTTAATAGCTATTAGATTATCTGTTTCTGGTTGTATCTGCTTATCTAGCCTTTGCTTAAAAAATGGTATCAGGTCTTTAAGAGAAGCACTTACATAGTAATGGTTTTCTGTACATCGTGGAAGTACTGTACGAGCATCCAGAAAACTAATTTCTTTAGAATCCACCATATCTGCATACAAAGCTTTAGCTTCTTCCATAAGCTCTTGGTATCTAGCGTAAAATTCTCCATGCTCTTGTATAGATGGTTTTACCAGTGCTGCATCGTGCCGCTGATCTCTGTCCCCTGTGCAATGTGCAGAAAAAGTAAATGTTCTATGCCTAATCAGGTGGGTTACATCCACTAAATCTATGTTGGATATAAGAAAGGTAAACTTAAGGGTTTCCATAAAGTTAGGCAATACGCTTCCCTGTAAAATACCTTTTAATGCTTTTTCGTGTTCTTCAGTAGTATACCCAAAATTAGGTCTATCCTCCCATGTAGCTAAAGAGAAAGTTGCTACATGGCTTAGTATCTGCCCCCTGCTGGGGTGGGACAAGCAGGATACAGAAAGATTCTCTAAAGACTGCTTATATTCTGTAGTAGGTTTTTCCCTCCAGCGAAATTTCATGGGAAAAGTTTTCTCTGGCAAATCATTGTTAATTGGCATTATTTATCCTCGTTAATATCGTTGTAAGCTAACATAGCATACCCAGCTATGTCTTTCCAAGTGTCTAAATGCTTAGGACTAACTAGCAAACGAGATAACTTATTTATTATATCGTATACCCTAGTAATGTCTTCTGGAGAAGGCAGCTCACCATGCTCATGCAAATACCTGTCATAAAACATTTGTAGCATGTCTGCTCTAGTTTGGTTCTGCCATTTGTACTCTCCATATACAGAACCCCTTTCTTTTAAAGTTTTTCCTACATCGTTATCGTTTAGCATACTTCAGGTCTCCAATAAAAGTGGAAATGCGTTCTACGGACTCGGATAAAACAATGCCAAAGTATCCTGTATTTCCTAGCTTTACTTCCACTGATGCGTACTGGTAGCATTGAATAGCATCAGCAAAGTGGACCATTCTAGTTTCTATACAGTTGTTTTTTCTGTATAACTCTACTGCTTCCTTTACACCTGTTGGCATTTCTTTTATAGCATCTTCTTCAGCTTCTTTAAAAGCCTCAGATATAGCTGGGTATTTTCTCTTAAGTTTTCTAGGAACATCGTTAAGCTCTATTTCTGGCATATCATGCGAGATAGCCATTATCATAGCTTTTCCTAGATCAAACTCGTATTCTTCGTGCAGCTTAAATAGAATAGCAGCAACGAAAAAACTATGTTCTGCCACACTTTCGGGCCGGATTGTAAAGTCTGTGCTATACCTTTTAATCTCTGCTAAAACATAAATGTCATGGTAAAACTTATCTGAAAAGTCTGGCATTGGTTCTTTTATTTCAGTCATTCCATATCTCCTTCCCAGCCTAAAGAAACCTCTGGCATAATTATCTCACTATGCAACATTTCTGCATAAGACCATAACTGATCCCAGTCTGTTAAAACTGCCACAGCCGTGGATGCTAGCATTACATTAAACTTAGCATCTTTTGCGTGGGGCTTAAAATAATATACTAAAGGAATTTGCTTAGCATAGGCATAGCCACACTCAAACAACGTCCCCATATCTTTACCCGCTGTGGATGCAATGATCACATCTGCTAGCCCCATTTCTTTTACATTAGCTTCTAAAATATCCTTAGGATTCATTCCTGGTTTCCATACAATCTCGTCTTTAGGGCTTAAGTACTCTACTCCGTTCATGCTAAGTGCGTCTTCAATTTCGCTGATTGCTTCTTTTTGTTCGTCTGTAAACCATCCGCCTGCTATGTAAACTAGCATAATATTCTCCGTATAAAGTTATAAATAAAAATGAGAATTATTCTCACCTAAGAAAATCTGAATGCTGCTCAAGAAAATATTATATGCTGCTGTGCTCAGCACCAGGAGCTGCCTGTTGAATTTTCTTTATTCATTTGATATATCATATCAATAATATTATCTCAGCTGACACAGCTCCTGAGGGCGTCATATTAGAATTTTCTAATATTATCTAAAATATCTAAAGATAAATAAAATCTCAAGCTTTAACTTGTGGTAAGGCCAGCCATCCTGAAGCTCCTCCGTGCTGTTCTACGGGCTCTCCCGAAAAGTCTATTATAAATCCACTTGTATGTGGAGTACCTCCTACGCCTCCTGGTGCATAATAAGCATCCCAGTACAGTATTGCAAGAGTTTCATAATATGGCAAATATCCTAAAAACTTTTCTCCATCTGTAGGTGCACTTTTCATATGGGTTAAATTTTCTTTTATGCCTGAGCTACGGCTCTCCCATTGATGCAATACCTCAGGTAACTCGTACAACCTAGGATCACCTCCTCTATCAACAATGTTGCAGGCTAACGTAAAGGCAAAACCTAAAGCTTGAGTTTCTCTATTATATAGTTTCATTAATCAAAGCTCCATACTGTGTTGGATTGTGCAGTAGCCGGCATATTGATATCGGATATTGCAAGAGTTTGAACCACGTAGTTCCAGGCTTCCACCATACATTCATTAAGCCTATCTTCCCAGATAGACTCTGTGCCTAGGTCTTGAAGTAGAGTATTACTGTCGTGTATAGTAGATATTAAGTTTTCATCTGGATACCTTTCTTTTAAATACTTAAGTGATGTTTTAGTTACCTCTGAACTGCTACCTTGTATAGGTACATTGAGCATGTCATTAATAGAGTATACTCTCACAGTTCTGCCTAATGCAGTACTTACATCGTAGTGTCCATACACATTTAGGATTCGCTTATTCATTGCATGCCATTCTTTAAAGAAATGATACTCTTCCATCCATGCATTGTATATTTCTTTTACATCACTAAAGTTCATAAGAACTTGTCCCCAAGAAATGATAGTATTTCGTAGGGTTTTAAGGGACCCTCCATAGATTAAAAGAAAGTTACAGATTTTGCCAATCATTCTTTCAAACTTAGTAATATCCTCTTCCTTCTTTTTGTATATAACAGAAGCTGTATACGTGTGGATATCTTTACCCTCAGTAATAAGCCGGTGCATAGTGGGTTCTCCTACCCACGATACAGCCATATACAGCTCTAGTCCAGTGTAGTCGTTATATATAAATATCTTACCTTCCGGAGCTTCCATACAAGGAAGGATTCTTCTAGGAATTTGTTGGATATTGTCGTATCCTATTCTGTCTCCTCCTGTGCAAGAGAATCTTCCTGTAATTGCTCCACATGGATTATAGAAACCTCGTATAACATTCCTATTATACTTGTGCAAGAACATAATAGTTTTACTCAATTGTCTTGCGTCTCGTATCTGTCCAGCTTGAGGGTTTCCTTGTAGCTTTAGGGTTTCCAAGGTAAGCATGTCAGAACTATCTGTGCCCAGTAAGTTTGTAACTTGCTTAGGAGAGTTAGGATTGACAGGCAAAGTTTCTAATACCTTCTCGTATTCTATTGTAGCTTTTCTAAGCTCTTCTCTTACTTTTTTCCTGTTAAGGGGAATACCTCTTCTGGTGTATTCAATAGCATACAATAAGTTTTGTTTATCTAGTATATAGTTTTTAGTATTTTTAGCAGACTCGACTTCTTTATAAAGCAAACTTAAATATAATACATCGCATGCAGCATACTGAAGCATAACCTTAGACAAAGGACCTTTCCAATCTGCCTGTTGGTTTTCTTTTTTATCCAAATCTTTTACAGTTCCTTTGTACCACCCTGTAATTTTTAAGCAAGTATAAAAATCAAACTTAGGACCTTTTTTGTATAGAGCTAATCTAGCCAAATACAGGGTATCATCAATATCAGTAGGCAGCCATAACTCAGGAGTGTGGCAATTAATAGTGTGTAAGTCATACGATGCATTATGAAAGACTAAGTGCATTGGCTTTAAAAAATCCAACACTATTTCTAAGTCTATAAACATGCAATCAATAAGTATTGCACTATCCCACCCTTCTTGGTATAGTTGGAATAATCTAATAGCCCCATATAAGCCGCCTCCCTTACATTTGCCTTCTTCTTCATATGTTTCTGTGTCACAAAATACTATTTTAGATGTATCTATAGCATCTTTAGCTGCTTCTAAAGCATCTTCTGTTCTAATTAAGAAATACATAATGTCTCCAAATTAAAATATATAGTCTTTAATTATAGGATACTTACCTGTATTATCTACTAGTATTTTCTTAGGTGCTGATATCTTATGTGGATTCTGCACCACTGCGTTAGCTGTCAACTCGCCTTTGTATCCTCTATACCCTAGCATGTGGGCTGCCTTCTTACCTGCAAACCCGTTATGTTCTGGACACCACCATTCTTTTATAGTATTAATACCGCTAAAGTATACTACCCTAACGGAAGGGGGTTGTCCAGACTTTTCATGCAAAGCATAAGAAACTTCATCTACAATAACCCATTCTGGCTCTTTTTTACTAGGAGTCCTATCTATAATTTCATTAGTACCAGCCTGAGGAGTAAGCCTAGTTTTTGTTATGAACTCGTAGCCACATACATAGCATTCAGTAGCACTGATGGGATTTATTACTCTACATTCTTTACATACTTTAGTAGGAGTCATTCCAGGCAACTCTCTACCTCTTCCTGCATCTGGTATTCTTACATTGTTTATAGGACCTAGTCTTTGAGTATTTCCTGCAAAGTCCAGTACAAGACAATGGTCTTTACCTGGAGAGATTCTTAATCCTCTACCCACCATCTGAACATGCAAAACAGGAGACAAAGTAGGTCTAAGCAATATAATACAATCAACTTCTGGATCATCAAACCCCGTAGTAATCATGCCTACAGATACTAGTGCTTTAAACTTTTTATCCTTAAAATCATTTATTATATTACGCCTATCTTCCTTTGTCCTAGAGTGCATAGATCTTGCTTCAATTCCGTTCTTTCTTAAAGCTTCTGCTATGTGATCTGCATGGTCTATATCAATAGCAAACACTAGCCATTTTTTATACTTCTCTGCATAGTGCAGCATATTTTCTATAGCTGCTTGAGTTATATAAGACTTATCGTGGGTTCTAGCCAAGTCTTTTACATTATAATCCCCTGCTGATCTTTTAACATTATGAGACTTAAGCTGAGTATCTGGAGCCACTGGAATAAGATTGCAGAGGTAACCATCATCCACTAGCTTATTAAATTGTTCTCTTGAAGTTAGATCATGAGCTAGCTTATTAAATAAGGTACCCTTACCCTGGTGGATATAGCCGTGGCCTGTTCTGAATATTGTAGCAGACATGCCTATCTTAACAGCATAACTAGAATCCAATAAATTCCTATACATGCCTTGAGATTTGTGGTTAACACTGTGCACTTCATCCACAAATATAACGTTAAACCACTGAAACCTATCCATGCTTCTATATACAGACTGTATACCAGCTACAGTAATCTGTTCAATTTCTTTAGATCCTAGACCAGAGCTATAAAGGCCAATAGGCGTTTCTGGAAAAAATTCCCTTAAAGCGTTTAAATCTTGTTCAAGAATAGTTTGGGTATGAGAAAGAACTAAAACATTATCATCAGGGTACTCTTCTAAATACCGCTTAATAAACATCCCCAGTATGACACTCTTACCGCTACCTGTGGGTGCAGCTATAACAGGATGAGTATTATAATCTAGCTCTCCCCCTTCTTTGTGGATAGCGTTCCATAAAGATTCTACTACTTCTTCTTGATACTTTCTTATTTCAAATTTCATTAAGTATTGTCTATATAAGTATGTTGGTCACATCCTTTAGCAAGAAAGTCTCTAGGAATTTCTGCATTATATAAGGTACAACTCCATTTCCCTTCTAGCTCTACACTGACGTACTTACATGTACGACAGGACTTTTCCATTTGAGATTCTCCATGGCAAATGTCGTAAGCAGAACACCACTTACACATATAATATGTTTTATCGAATGCTCTAGGCGGAGGCGTCTCCGATAGAATTACAGTTTTACCTTTTTTAATAACAGCCTTGGCATCCTGTTCGTCTAGCTCATATCTTTTAGCTGACACTTCGTCTGTGTTTTTATTTACTACTACGTATAAGCAACGAGTTAGACCTAGCTTATACATATAGGACTGGATTTGTCCCCAATATGTAGAACTATATTCTCTTAGTCCTTTTTTTAAATAAGATTTAAAGCCTGAATCATTCATGCTTTTTATTTCTAATAGGTGCGTAGTTTTAGGAGCTTCTATTACTCCTGTAACTATACCATCCACATGCCCTTTCATGTGCCCAAACCCATCCACTACTTCTGTTTGAGATTGGTCACACTTAACTCCTATGCCTTCTAAGGCTTCTAATACACCTTCCTCTATTCTATTCCCTCTTTCAAATATTTGTTGTATTCTTTTTGGAATGTAGTCCACATAAGCATGTCTAAAGGTATACCATAGGTACCTAGAACAAGGGTGGCCTATGCCTGACATACCTAAATACTCTCTAGGTCTTTGTTTTACTATTTCTCCCTTAAGCTTATGAGAAGTAGTTTGAAAATGTTTATGTATATCAGCCATGTTACCTTCTACTTAGTGAATAAAGGCATACTTTGTGCCCACCGGTATGCCAGCGGTGCTGGAGACCTGCCTTACCAGAGGAGGAGCAATGGCTCTAGCAGGTTGGCACGCGGCCTATTCCCAAGGAAGCTTGCTGCCTCCTTCGGATTCTTGAGATTTAGCAGGCTCCTGAGTAGGAGTCTCGTCACTTGATACGGCAGGACCAGAAGTTGCGCCTTCATACGGCTCATACCCAGTAATCTCGTTATTGGGTGGATAAGAGGCATCGCCTTCTGTCACCTTAACCGTAACCATCATAGGAATCTGGTGGAGTTCGTCCGAGTCTTCAACTCCTTCTTTACCTACTGCTTTACAAATAGTATTGAGTTCCTTATTAGCAATCTCAACAGCTACCTGATTAGGATTGTCTAGGTTAAGATTGGTAAACAAAGCCTTACCTTTATACTCTCCTTCCAGGACACGGAACTGAAGAGCCAGATAATGTCCTGTCTTTGCTTTAGTGGGTTTAAACTCTGACTTGATAATATGCGCAGCATACTTGCCTGCAGGAATAGGTGTACGATCGTCAAGAGTTTCGTTGTTGCCTTCAGTGTTTGCTTTTTGTGGAAGTAGGGGCATAATAACCTCTGTGTTAAGTTAGTTGGGGGTCCACGTTGCTTTCTTTTCTGTGTTTACTTTACTTTCTGTTTTCTCTGTGTCTTTAGTTTCCTCTTGTGTAGGTTCAGGGGCTGTTTCTTTAGTACTTTGAGGTATTGCCTTATTAATAATATAAGTCAGATCAGGCTTTTCCATGGGCAGCAACTTTCCAGATCGGTCCTTAGCAACATGAAACCTTCCTCCAGAAGTACTAAGATACCTAAAAGATTTGCCATCATCTTTCTTTCCAAAGTCCAACTTAAATACCATATCAAAGAAGTATGGCAGGTTGTCTAGCATAGCTTTACCAGGCAAAGAAGGCTGGTGGAATATAGCTCCTGTTCCACCATCTTCAATCTTTTTGTTTTTAGCGGTAAAGTACACATGATACGGCAGGTCTCTAAAGCCTCTTACCACTATTTGCATTTCGTCATTCATTACTCCATATGCTTGTCTCGCATCTTTAGTCCTTTTCTTTTCGTCTGTTAGCAATACTTCTGCTATTTCAGAAATAGAGTCAATACAAATAGTATCATACTTCTTAGAGTCTTTACTTAAAGTAAGGAAGTCATAAATTTCATCACAATCCTTACGTTTTTCAATTTCAAACACATCTATGTTAAAGTCAGACAAGGACAAAAGACCTGCTTCTGCACTAATAATCAAAGGCTTAGGTGCCGTAGAACATAGATATGTCTTTCCTGCACCGGATTCCCCGTATACAAGAATATTTAGGTGTGTAAGCCTTTGTTGTGTAGTTGTTAATTTCATACAGGGTTCACAGTAAGTACTGGTGCTGACAAAGAAGTGGTTACTGCTTCATGCAGAATTGCACTATCATCCAGAGTTTTGTACTCCGGCTCAATAAGGACTGGCTTTAGTTTAATGCACTCTCTTTCTTCGGTAGAAAGATCGTCCCAGATTTGAGCTAACACCTGTGTATTTAGTTTGTAGTTAAGTCCTTGTTCTACCTTTACATTAAAAGGGTTAACAGAAGTCTTTACCCTAATCTTACCTTCCTGCCAAGATGGAATGCTATTTACAAACTCTTTGCAAATTTCTTTTCTAAGTTCCATCTCTTTAGCTTTAAGTTCTTTTAGCTCTTGGGACATATGTTCCCACTTAGCTAATTGCTCTACTACTTTATCAACATCACTCATTTTGAATCTCCAAATTCTAAGTTGTGGTAAAAGTTACGGTCTATGCCTACAACTTCAAACCAATCAAATGTATCCGTAGTATTAAATTCTTTACCAAATTTTGCTATATTATAGAAGGCTGTTCCAAGATGAACAGCTCCTATATACATATGGTACTTTGCTAAGTCCATATAATATTCTTTTGTATTTCTCATAGGCATTTTAATCTCCAAATTAAAAGTAAAAGCAGACTATGTTTTAGGCCCCGTCTGCCAGGGGGCTTGGGGGTATTACGCCATTGCTTGCTCTTTCTGCTCTTCTTCTTGCTCTTCCTGCTGTTCTTGCTTCTCTACTTCTTCCGGAGACGTATCAGAACCTTCCGGATCCTGCTGCTTCTTCAGTTCAGTAACTACCTCTTCCAGCGTCACACCTTTCTTTGCGGCAAGAGCCAAAGCAAAAGAAGTATTGATGTAATAAAGAGTATTCTTGTGCTGAAAGTTTCCACCTACCAGAGGCTTCAGAGTGTCGTAGGCCTCTTGTTTGGTAGCATTCGGGTTCTTGTTAACAAGATTGACAACAGCCTCCGACAGCTTAGAAGTACGAGGACCACTGGTACCAGAAGCAGACTTGGGCTTCTTGGGAAGCTCAATCTCCTGGTCTTTGCAATGAGACCTCATAAGAGTCAGAACACGAGCCGGAGTAGCTCCATCCACATTGTCTACAATGTGTTGTACAGCAGACTCAACCTGATGCCACTCTTCAATTTCGTCCAGAGGCATCTGCTCGAGCAGGTTGTTGACGTTCTCTGTAACGACCTTAGGATCTACCATCAAGCCAAGCTCAATGGAAATCTGTTTATACAGAGAGTTTAGCTTGCTAAATGGAATCTTAGCCGAAAACATTTCCATCTTAATGTCGTCTTCGGACATATCGTTAGCAAATCCGTTTTCAATGATCTTAGTTGCTGTAGCTTTATAGTCTTGTTCGGTCATTTGTAGCTCCAAGTTAAGAGAGTTTTAATTACCTTTATCAGGTACAAAAGGAATCATATCATAATCAGATACAAATGTATAATTAATTTTTTTAATAGTAGAATATTAGAATATTATAATATTCTTATATAATTAAAAGTTATAAGGAAGTATCTATTGATAATTAAAAGTTATTTTACTTTTCATAATATAATAAGGTATAATCAATGTAGATTGCTGTCAACTCGTACACTTGACCCTTATTGCAATCCGCTCTCCGATTAGAGTCTGCTAGTTGGCTTTAGTCGGAGAGCCCTTTTTAACTAGCTAGGAGTCTTACTTAATGGCGAACTTACGAGCAGTGTCCTCGGTTCCAGAGGATACTATAGAATATCTAAAAAACTTTAAGGGACATAAAACAATAACCCTAATATCCCAGTCCGGTTATCCTACTACTTACGATTCTCCGACCGAACATACCTTTAACTTAGTAAAACAGGCTAACGATAAAGGGCACCACGTTTACTTTACAGTAAACGAAAACAGTAGCTCAGGTAGGAAAAAAGAAAATATAAAAAGAGCTAGAGCAATATTCGGAGACGATGATGTACCTCGCTCTGAACCTAGATCTGACTTTCCCGTAGAGCCTAGTCTTATAGTTCAAACTAGTTCTCACGAACAAGGAAATAAATACCATTACTATTGGCTTACTTCCACAGAAAATTTAGAAGAGTGGGAATTAGTACAAGCTAATCTTATAATTAACTACAAGTTTGATATTGCTGTTAAAGATACAGCAAGAATACTGAGACTTCCTGGTTTTGTTAATACCAAAGATGATCCTCCAACTAAATGTAGCATTGTTCAAAATCTAGGGACAGTATATGAGTGGGACTCGTTGCTTCAACACTTTCCACCTATGGATCCTAACCTTGCTAATACTCCTGGAGAGGATGGCAAATCAGAAGGTTCTGCTGATTTTAATATACTAGAGCATATCAATAAATTTATGTCTGCGGAGTCTATATCTCCTAGCATTAATTCTTTGATAGCCCACTACGCATGGCATTACTCGGATACTAAAGTTAAAAAGAACATAGATGATATGTTCGAATCAGTAGACCCTGAGGTGTTTGAGCAAAACAAAGATAGGTACTATTACGCAAGAGAACAAGTTCCTAAGTTTATTAGAACAGCTAGGATATCTGTTAGGAAGCAAAAGAAAGAACAACCTAAAGTAGTTCCTATGCCAGCTAAGGCTAAGCCTCTACTGGAAGACGACCATTTGTCTAGTTCTCCTATTGATAGAGAGAGTTTACCGGATTCTATAAAAGACGCAGCAGAAGAGCTTAACAGATTTCTAAAAAATGGAGAAGAATCTGCTATTATTACGGCTGTTTCTGTTGTCTGTACCTTGCTTTCCAAAAATGTATTAATACATGAAATGGGAGAGCATACAACTACGTATTGTAATACAGGAGTTATTCTTGCTATGGATAGTGGAGCAAGAAAGACTCAAATATATAAGCATTTGGCTAAGCCTATTAAGGAATACGAACAAAGACTCAGGGCAGATTGGGAAAGCACCAAGCATGAAGCTGAAAGCTTGCATAAGATACTACAAGAACAGCTAAAACAAAAAGAATCCGAAATGAAAAAGGCAGTTCAAAAAGGAATTTCATCTAACGAAGCAAAGTCTTATGCCAAGGAAATGGGAATAATTAAGCAAGAGATGGAACACATTCAAGTATCCAAACCCACTATATACATTCAAGATAGTACAGAAGAATATGTACTAAAAGCTATGGCTGAAAATAGTGGATGTATTTCAGTAGTATCTGACGACTCCCGTAATATTATTAAAAATATTTTGGGAAGATACAAAGATGACACGGCAGAGGGTTACATCATCAATGGAATGGGAGGCGATGTAATTAAATATAACAGAATGAAGGATGGCGGTACAGAATACGTCATTGATAATCCTTGCCTTAACATGTTTTTATTCGTACAACCAGATCTAGCTATTACATTAAAAGAGCATCCTGTATATTCTAGTTCTGGACTTTCTGCCAGGTTACCTATGTACTTTGTTCCCATCAACCCAATTAAGTTGGTGAGAGAATCAGATAGGCATGCTACTATTGATGAAAGTAAACTTAAACCTTATTATGATGCTACTAGAAGCCTTTGTGTAAGAAGGTTCCACAATCCTGTTAAGGTAACTATATCTTCGGAAGGTCTGTCTCGTCTCAACGAACTTAATAAAGACCTAGGAGATAAGCTATCCAACGAGTGGAGAGGGCAGTATAACAAGGTTAACAAAATGATAACTCAAGCAGTTATTTATTCTGTATGTATGGCTGCACTAGATGATGCAGAGTTCAGGGAGAAGATACAAAATACTTCTCAAAATGAAGTATATGAATTAAAAGTTAAACATATAAACATGGGCTGCAGATATGCATTTTCGTTCTATAAAGGAATGGTTACTTCTCTTACTAGTATGGATGATCTATCTATTATGCATGCTGCTATTAGTTTTGCTGAAGCTTTACTTGCTTCTTACAAAAAAGGCAAAATACATGAAGGATTTGTTAATACGAGTCATTTGCAAAATACGTTCAGTTATATTACGAAAGAAAACAGGAACAAAATAATAGATCTGTTGGTAGAGCATAACTGGCTACTCACTACAACAAGCGATAGAACTACGGAATTGAATAAAGGATACCCCAGAGGTAAAGCATACCCTGGAGATACTATCTACCACCTAAACACGGAAGAAGTAGAAGAACAAATTGACTATGTTCGTAAGAGAGAAATGGAGAAAGAGAAGGCTAGGAAAATCATAACTGAACTGCTTCCGAAGGATATTGAAAATGACTAAATTACCTGATACATACAATTCCCAGCAAGGGTCTAATAGCAGAAGAACTGCTCAAGAACTAAAAATGTATTTTCTTGAGCAGTCCGAAGAACTGCTAAAACAATATATAGACGCAGCTACAGGAAAAGGAGAACTAAGGTCTCACAATACTGCAGCTAGAGAAGAAGTGTGGAACTTATTAAAAGAGTTTATATTAAAGTCTAGCGATAAACTTGAGCTAGAAATAGAAGAAGCTGAAGATGTGATTGTAGCGGTAGCAAGAGGCAGATGTACGTTTGAAGAAGGACAAAAACTTCTCAATCTTTACAAGCAAGTAAAGGATATAAACCAAGAAGATGTAGGAGGTTCAGGAGAAGGAGGTGGACCTCGGTTTACCATCAATGTACTAACTGCAGACCAAGCCTCTGTAGAATATAAGCCTACAGGCACACAGGCTCCTTTGGAAATAAGTCAAGAGGAAATACAAAATGAAGAAAAAGACTAACGCAAGAGCTAAGGGTGCTGCAGGAGAAAGAGAAGCTGCAAAATGGTTAAAAGAAAACCTAAATCTAAATGCTCTGCCAGAAAGAAACCTAGAGCAAGCCAGAAGTGGAGGTCATGATCTTATTAACTGTGATCCTTTTTGTATGGAAATAAAAAGGTGCGAATCTTTACTGCTACGTGATTGGTGGGTAAAGACTATTAATACAGCAAAGAAAGAGCAATTAATTCCTGTTGTAATGTTTCGTAAAAATAAAGAAAAATGGCAATTCTTGATTGGAGCTACAGAAATAGGCCTAGCCACTGGGTATGTTCGGTTGGAATCAAGAGAGTTTATATTATGGGCTAAAGAAAAATTAAAACAATATCAAGAAGGACTGTATTAAGTTTTTAATAAAAAGGTACATAACAAAAAGAATACCTGCTGCAGTACATAGGGTGAAGGACCACCCTAAAATATCTCCAATTACTTGTCCTAGTTTATCCATTCAGTTATAACACCTTCAAAAGGTTAAATATCCCTCTGCCTTTTTTATTAGTTTTTCTTATAATCCACTTGCCGGTTCCTGGCCAAAAATCTACTATTTTATTATTATGGTTTATTATAAGGTGAGCTCCCATGTTTTTACGCTCAAAATGAATGCCTTTTTCTTTTAATATATCTGCACTATTTTGTCTGTTTAATTCTCTTTTTTCTTTTCTGTATTGGTTTACTTCTTTCCAAACGTCACCCATGTCGCCCATAAGAATCTCCAAGTTGGTGCCGAGGACGGGAGTCGAACCCGTACGGGAATACCCGCTGGATTTTAAGTCCAGTGCGTCTACCAGTTCCGCCACCTCGGCAATCAATTAACGGTTATGTTCTATTGCTTTCTCTGTATCAACTTCCCTCCAGTCTGGCCAAGACCGTTTCTGGTTTTTTTCAAATTTAGATTTAATACCATCCACAATTTGTTCGGCCGAATGTCCAGATCTCCAAGCACCGTCAAAGCCTAGAAGGATAAGATCCACCCACTCTTCTAGGTCATTAGGGTCTTTTTTAATTTCTTCTACTTCCTTTTCCACATGGTGGATTACTCCTTTCAAACGAAGAGGGCCAAAGGTCTTTTTAGACCATGCTATTTGTTTAAACAGATGGGTAAGTAAGTTCATTATGCAAACTCTATTTGCCTAGGCTCAAACTTAGATTCTTTATACTCTTTGTACGGGGCAGATGCACATGTAGCCCCTTTAACTATTCGAGAAGAAACTACCTGTCTGCTATCTTTTTCTACAGTCTCCATAAGTGGAGCTAGTTCCATCACACTATATGCGGACCCTACTACTGTTTCTTTAGCTTCCTTCTCATACAAACAAACCAAAAAATAGGTAATCTTAGCTTTTTTCATGTTAATCTCCTAGTCAAAAAGTACGATAAAAGAAAGTATAGCCACTCCATACGCAGCTACTATAAACAAAAACACTTTAAATACTTTGCACAAATCTATTAGCCAGTCTTTTAAGCTATACATACAAATCCTCCTGTAAAATTAAGTCTAAATTAAAACGATGATCGGAGTCTTTAACAATAGAATGTAGTAATACGGATAGAGCAAAAGTAATATCCCATTCTCTTCTTCCATATAGGCCCACTGCTGAGCCTGTTTGATACCATTTACCATGTCTATGAGGCATTACACATAAAGTAATAGTTTTTGGTAAATATGTACTTTTACAGGAGGGCAAAGCTGCTTTTTTAAACTCTCCTGCACAAATATAAGGCAAACCTGGCCACTTTACAGGAATAGGAATTCCTTGCTGAACATAAATTAAACCAGTACTTCCTTGTTCCAGCCTAAAGTCTAGTAAATGCTCTTTATTCATTTAATTAAATGCCACTGTAGTGTATTTATTCCAATATCTCATTACGGATGCAGGAGAATCGGAGCCATTATAGTTAGCTAAACATTCTTTTAACGATTTTGCTCGTTTACATTCGTACTTTAATATCCTTGCTGCACAATGTACATTGCCTTTTACAGTAATAAGGTCCGGGCAGTATGTTTTCCACCTGGGCATAACTTGCATTAAGCCTCCTGCCCCTGCACTACTTACCACATCTGCTCTAAAGTCGGATTCAATATGAGCTACCGATCTAAGTACAGTAAGAGGCACTCCATGTATCTCGCTTGCTTCCACAAGAATTTTAGCTAACTTTATAGAATCTGTTTCTGAGCTATGCTCCTTTATGTAATCGCTAGTATACTGTACCTTTTGTGTTGTTACTTCTTTCTGCAACTTATGTAATCTGTTTTTAAGCTCCACACTTATTAGTCTATACTTAGTAGCTCTTCCTTCTTGTAAATTAGCATCTTTAGCTAATTGGTTTCGTTCTTTTACTAGCCTATCTATATAGGTTTGCTGACTATATGCCACTTGTTCTAGTATAGCTATACTATCTTTTAACTTAGTTACTTCTTTAGGCTCATTTACTATATCCACTATGTGTGTGCTTACTGATAAACACAGCAAAACAAACATACCTATAAAACTATAGTGAAAAGTCTTTAGCTTTACTTTATTTACTACAGCTATAGGTACTATCTCTGTGGATTGCACGGATAGCTTAGAAGTATGCCACCAGTGCCTAGTAATAGAGCATATGTATTTAAGGTATTCAGCTATTATACTTTGTAAAGTAAAAAGATGTTTAAACATTACGTTCTCCAGAAATAGTATCCAACACACCAAAAATAAGGACACAAATTAGTAGGAATTATAAAGTTAAACTTATCCATTAAACGGTAGTGCCAAGAGTTGGTATTAATCTTCATGGTTATCTCCGTAGCCTACTAATAGACCTCTTTCATACACCTCTGTTTCTACGTATTTAGTCAGGTACCATACTGCATACTCCCACGGATCATCGTCAGTAAGATCTGCAGGAGGGCCGTTGATTACCCTTTTAGCTAGCCGGACCCAAAACCTATCTTCTATTTTATCCAATTCCCGATCTACTGGGGCCGTTGCCCATGCATCTGGTCCTAAAGCTTCTGCAAGTATAGTACTATCTTTGAAGGATAGTACCTTGGCATAGGCTGCCTTTCTCTCGTGCCCTGGATTAGGAGGGCTTTTCTTTGGTACTTCGTGTTTTTCCATATATGTAGACTCTTGCTTGTTGTTTTTACTAAACTCTATGTAAGCATCCACTGCTTTTACATATTCTTTATACTCCATGTGTCTTTTATCGTTTGCCATACTAGGATCTCTCACTATTTTATTGTCTTGTATTGTAAGCTCCCATATATACAAAAAATGGGTTAGTAGCTTAATAGGTATATGGTCAAAACAACCAGGTTCTATACTTGTTATGTAACCTTCTTTCATCTTTTATATCGTGAAGGCATAACCCAGGATTTAGCCAATTCAAATAAAGACATAGACCCCTTAGGCTGGGTGGACTTAGTCAGTATGCTAGCCCACATAGCTTTTTTTTGATCCTTCTTCATAGCTTTTTTAATCTCTGGGTGGGTTTCTATAGTCTTTTTATAGGATTGCAGCTGTGGATCGGCCATCATGATAACCTCCTAAATGACTTTTAGCCATTCGTATCGTCTGGTTTTAGCCCCTGTAGCAGAGCTAGTAGTATCATTGAGCACATACTTATATATGTGAAAGTTGTATAGCTTCCATCTTCCTATACGAATTACAAAGTAATACCCTGGCATCCTTGCCGGGGTTTTTACTGTAGTATTAGGAATCTGCTGTTTAGCTTTCTTCATTAATAATAAAGTTGGTAAGGGCAGTTGATGTATACTTCCTCGTACTCGTCAGAGGACGCACTTGTGTCTATCCACTGGGTAACTAGCAGGCCTTCTGCATCCTGCATAGTTATGTGGGACTCCACTTCAAGTTCTTCTATCTCGTAGTCTTGCAATTGCATAGCTATCTCCAAATTTAAGGTACAATTAACAGTAAGAAGGATATTCTATCACAACTTTATATAAAAGTAAAGGCCTTGCAATATCCTTTTATATATTCCATACGGTGAAGTATCCTGTTCCTGCATTTATCTCTCTTTCTATTATCTCTTGGCCTTTAGATATTCGTAAAGTTAATATTCCTGAGCCCTTTTTATCCGGGCTACATAGCACATGGGATACTCCTTCAATTACTTCTGACTCAGTGCTAAGTACGTCTGGTCCGAATTGTCCTGTAGGGCTATAGTATATACGTACTTCCATTTTAAGTTCACTCATTATAAGGTTCTCCGGTGTAATCGTTAACTTCATCCGAGCTACACATAGAGCATACTCCGTCTATGGTATAGTTTTCCGCATTCTTAGATCCACACTTTACGCATCCACCAATTGGGTTTCTTCTTGCAGGCCCATTTTCTGGATCGTCTCCGGGATACCTAAGTTTAGTCCAATGAATTGGCATTACCACATCTCCTCTAAAAGTTCACAGTCATAGTTAAGGTGCTCTTCTATTGTATCCGATAGAAACTCTACTACAGTGCAGCCATAATGAATCGACCAGCACATAAGGTCTAGCATGATAGCATAGTCATGATCGTCAGTAGTGGCTAAAGGATCGCAGACTATATCATCTACTATATTTACTAGCTTAGACAAACTCATGGCTACATTATTTCTCCTGACTCTATGCTATACCAGAAGTCTCGTACAAGGTTTTCACAGCACTTATCGTTAAGCTCACTTACAATGTCGTAGGTCTCTACCTTACGATCGGGGCTTGAGCTAGGCACTGTTATAGCTACCTCGGACAACTCTATCGTTGCAGGAGTTGAAGGTCTAGCTATATCGTTCGGAGCTAGTATCTCTGTGTCCCCTGCTTTAAGGGTGAAGGTTGCAACGACAGGAACTCCATCGCCAATTTCGGTATTAACGTAAAAGGTTTTGGTTAGTGCACCTATTTTCATAGTATGGTCCTAATAAATTGCCGAGTGAATTATTTGATGTGGATGTAGCTAAGCACTTGATCCACAGTCCAGAAGCCTGCTAAGGCACCGAACATGAGGATAGCCCAAGTTATTAGCACAGAATAGCAGAACACCATACAGCATAGGGTAGTATAGTGTATTGCTTTATTTATTTTAAGTTTCAGTGCCATGTTAAAAATCCTTAAAGCTTAAGCATTTACCAGGCTTTCTACCTTCTGCTTCTTTTGAGGTTAATTTTCGTTTCTGGGCATGTTGTCGAGCCGACAGTTTATTGTTGTCGTTCTTGCCACACTTCTTAGAGTATTTCCAAATAGCTAGTTCAGGTCTTGACATTTTATATCTCCAGATTATTAAGGCTTAGACTCGGTCTTCTTCGTAATTAATGAGAATGAAAATCAGCCAATCTTTATTTATTGGATGATTATAGGCATTGCCTTCTGACGGGCCAGTATCAATTAGGATTAAATCTTCGATAAGACAACCTAAGGCATCTTCGAAGTCGTCTTTATTTGTTGTGGCCGACCAACACCAGCCATCTGTGGTATTGATAATATAAATATAGTCTTTGTTTTCAGTATCTAAAACTGTAGCCATCTTGTATCTCCAAATTAAGGTTGATTTGAAATTTAATTATATCATATAAAACCAGTATATCAATATATTTTTATAAGAAAGTTAAATCGGTTTGTATTGATATATGTCATGATATAAGGCGGAGGAGTATGGTGTGTTTCATTAATAGTATCAAAAATAGTGGATGAATCTATTTTGGTAAATCTTCCAGAAGTATTAGGTTGAATAATAAAATCGTTAGGGTCAATCATTTGAGGCTGGTCGTCATAAAAGTCTGAATATAAGAAAGAGTTATAATCGTTTTCGTATATTCTGTAAATATTAAATCTTTTATAAAAGCCAATCTCGTTATCTATTTTCATTTCAAGGTCATTATCAATCAACCCAAGAAATTTTTCTGGCAAGAACTTAATTAGTTCTGGGTCTTCGTAATGATTCTCCATCATCATATAATCGCCGAATTGGTTTTCTATGAAAATATGAGAGTCTAAATCTATTGTCTCAATTGTATCTGGCTTTTCAGTTGTATCTGGTTCATTCATTTTAGTATTTCTCATGTATAGGCTGATATAATCAGTCTTATTAAATGGTCTTATTTTGTCTGAAATGAAAATACTGCTTTCATTCAACTGATATTATATCATAAAGTAAACGGCCTGTATATAGTTAAGGCTCAATTAGTGAAAATAATAACAGTATGGCCAACCTTATATTGTATCAATGGCTCCACTAAGTAAGTGTGGCTGTTGTTTGATTTTATTAGTTAGACGTATTTATTCTAAAAACTAAAGTATCTAACGGTCTTTTCTTTATATATATTAGTTTTCGGGATGCTTTCCCAAATCTAAAGTATCTAAAATTAAATAATAAGATTAAGCCTTTTTAAAACTTTAGATAATTAGATGAATTTATATAAGGAGGGGTTATAAAATTATAACTATATAAATTATATAAAATATCTAAATATCTAATATATCTAAAGGTATGAAGAGGAGAGCATAGAGAGGGGTCTAGTGAGATTAAGATAGAGAAGAGGGTCTAAAGAGAGTCTAGGAGAGGAGTTCAGGATTTAGCTCAAAAACTAATATATCTAAAATAATAATAATAATTATTATTATCTATATTAAAGAAAAAATATCTAATCATCTAAAGTTTTGATTTTGGTATATTAAATTATTAGCCAATTCAATCAGCCATAGTGGATTATATGAATCATCTGAGCTAATTAATATGGCCGTGATACTAAATATCAGGAGTTTGGCCATAAACATCGCCCGCGCAGGCTTGGCCCTACGGACATACCGTATCAAGATAGCTGCCGTCCTTGGCTTATGCTATTATGTTGGCCTTACTTGGGGAACTCGCTTACCTTAATCCCCATTTTTCTGGCTTCATACATCAAATCCTGGAAATTTAGTTCGCTGCTTCCGAACTCGGCCAGTAACTGTATGTATAGCCTTACAAATGTTGGCCCATGATCTGGCTCATCGGCACCTAGCTTATGTGTCTGCTGAATATGATGTGCCGTCTCATGACATACAATGGCCAAATGGTGATGCCCAGTGTGTGGATTAGTTGGAAACTTAATCAATTTAAGGCTCGGGTAATATGAGCTAGTTACCCGTCGCCTTGGCTCAAATTCTACGGATGGAGCCTCGACTTCGTATCTATCACACATCTGTTTTATGGCCATCGGAATTATAGGCCTAGGCAAATCCATATCACCCATTAATGCCATTATCTTACTGTCAAAACGATACACTCGATTGACTTGAAAATCATAAGACATTACTTATCTCCAAATTAAGAGGGTCTGCCTCATCAGTGACCAGAGACCAATCTGGCCAGACCAGAGACCTCTTCCATGAGGTCTCCTGGTTTCGGCTTAGGCTGTCAGGCCGTCAACCAATTTCTTGAACACATCATAATATCCCTTGACATAATAGTCTGGATCTTTGACCGAATCCGCGATGGCCTCTTTCATCTCGTCGGCCGTCAATTCGGGATTTTCCAGGAATGATTCGACCGTGATGTCTTTCCAGGTTGAACCTTTAGACCGCCGAAATTTGACCCCGGATTCTTTGAAGTATTTCGGGATATCACTGAATGAAACCCCGTTCTCAAAGAGTTTGGAGGCAATTGAGTCTTTGGTCTGGCCCGAATTGAACTCGGAAACGATCATCTCTATGGCTTCTGTCTTTTTCATCTCTATATCTCTCAAATTAAGGTTGATGATTTATCGAATCTTTATTGATTCGACTCGGTCATAATATCATATCAGAAACCAAAGGGAAATACTTTATAATTATAAGAAATGACTTGCTTATAACTTTTGATTATATGAGACTTAAATGAGAATGAGAATCATTTCGGTATACCCAGATGTGTATATAATAAGGTATAATAATAAATATAAATGATAGTGATAATAATAATGATTCTCAAATACAACAAGTCAAAATCTCGTAGATGATAATGATGGCAATAATGAGAATCGAAGTAAGAATGATAGTGATAATAAGAATCAGTATCAAATGAGAATGATTGTTTTTCTCGGCTAACACGAAGAGAGGAGGCCGGGGAAAAAATGTTTTTGTCTATTGTTATCGAATACCCGTATAAAATTTTGTAGGGCGGTAGGGCTGCTTACGGGGTTTGCAATCCGTCCCTGTATATTTTGCGGGGCGGCCATCCGTATTGCCCCGTCAGTTCCCTCCCTATTATTTTTTATTTTCAATATTTTTTAAATTATTTTATCTTGGCCTATTGACATATATTTTTAGTATGATAATATATCTGCATGGCTGTATCATTATCAAGTGAAGAGTACCCTCAAGGTTCGCCTAAAGGCGACTCTTTTTTGTCTATGAATAAGCCAACCAGCAAGCCAAAACGACACGCTCCAATTATCACAGAGGATTATACCGATGCCGTCAGTGTAAATAAGCTAATCCCTAAAGCACGACGAAACAAGAAGTTCAGAAGGATTCGTAAAGACAGAGAATACTATGAGCTTATGGAGCAGGAAAAAGGTATAAAGGATGAGTGGTAGAGTAGCAACAGGAAGGTCCAGAGAGTTTCAAAATGTAGCTAAATATGCTACTCAAAAGGATATGGACTCTGCTATCAACCTGCCTTATAAGCTCACTTTACGAGACTACCAAAATCCCGTATGGGATTACATGATGCAAGATATCCCGGGGCTAAGGGCTTTGACTGTATGGCCTCGACGAAATGGGAAGGATTTAATTGCATTAAACATACTTACTGCTAAAGCTGCGCAACGTCCTGGATTATACCTTTATATAGGACCATTCCACAACCAAACAAGGCAGATTGTGTGGATGGGGGCTACGAATGAAGGAAGAAAGTTTTTAGACTATATTCCGCCCCAGATGATTACAGCTGTACGTACTAGTGTAATGGAAATTGACCTCTTTAATGGTGGAATGATTAAACTAGTGGGCAGTGATCATTACGATAGTCTGATGGGGCTTAACTGTATTGGTGCCGTTTTTACTGAGTACTCGCTTCAAAGGCCAGAAGCATGGGACTATATCCGGCCAATGATGACTGGCAACGGTGGATGGGCTTTGTTCAATGGAACCCCTCGGGGCTTAAACCATATGTACAAAATGTCCCGAATGGCTGCAAAAAATCCCAATTGGTTTTATCAATACCTTACTAGGGACGACACAGGGTATCCTTCTGTAGAAGCTATAGAAGATGATAGAGCCTCTGGTATGAAAGAAAGCCTTATTAATCAGGAATACTTTTGCAAGTGGGACGCATCTTCGGAAGAAGTGTTTATTCCTCTGGATATAGTTATGCCAACGGTTCAAGAAGATGCAGAATTAGATCCAAAGAAATATGCATTTGCTCCTAAAATATTTGGAGCTGATGTAGCATACTCTGCTAAAGGAGACCACGCTACCCTAGCGTTTAGGCAGGGAAGAAAGTTACATTTCCTTCGTAAATACAAGGGAATGGACAACATGGCTTTTGCAGATGAAATAGCTAGATTTATTCGCACTATAAAGCCGCATGTTGTTTTTATTGACGCAGGCAGAGGCGAAGGCGTAATCTCAAGATTAGAAAGATTGGGGTACCAAGATATTGTAGTCCCTGTTCACTTCGGCGGGAAGGTATATGTAGAAGGAATAGCTAACATGAAAGCTCTTATGTGGCAAAGAATGTTAGAATGGTTTATGGACGATAATCCACCTGATATGTCCAATCTTGACACCTGTAGCTATGCCAATGAGCCGGTCATAGAAGACTTGGTCACTGAGATAACTACACCTTATATGATCCTGGACGAAAAGAACAAGATTCAGGTAGAAAGTAAGAAATCCTTAAGATCGAGAGGTGTGTCCTCCCCTGATTCTGCAGAAGGTTTAGCTTTAACTTTTGCAGAAGAAATAGAATTGGATCCTGTAAATCAGAAGTTAGAGAACCTTGGAATTCCTACGGACGTTGCCATGGATTTAATATCCCAACAAGTCCAAGAAGAATATGACCCTTTATCCTATGCGAATTCACTATGGAATCAACAGCAGAACAGCTAAGTTCTACCCTGGTTGAGTATTGTCATGAGATTGGATTGGAAGAGTCTTATATGGCTATTCCTATATCGTATCTATCCAAAGAACATATTACTAATTATTGGCAAGAGCTATACAATAGCGATCAGCTTAAGCATAGATGGGCAGATATAAAAGATCCGCAGGTGGATGAAGTGGTAGACTTATGTTTACAGATGGATCCTAACTACCAGACGTTTGCTGTTATATATTGCACTGATGGCTATATGGTAGCTGAGTTTACTTTAGAGAATTTTACAGGCAGAGCTGCTCAAGTCCACTTTAGCATGAGGCAAGACCTCGACTATAAGACTAAGATAGCTCTAGCTGACCAGGTTACTGATCTTGTTCTTAATGACTGGGTCAATGCTGAAAAGCCGGATACACCGTATTTAGAAACTATATTCGGATTAACACCTACTGTGCATAGGCTTGCTTGCCATTTTGTGCTTCAGGCAGGGTTTTCTAAAATAGGCGTTCTTCCTAAAGGGCTTCACTATATAGACACTATAAGTGATGCAATGATTACTGTAAAGATACGAGGACACTAGAATGGGTGGTAAAAAAGGCGGTGGAAGTAGAGGTCCTGCAGGATATAAAGGTGATGCAAGACGACAGTATGTAGAGGCTGCTAAGAAACAGCACGGAAACTCTATGGTGCCCAACTTTTCTGGCGGAGGCACTTGGGAAGGCTATGTTAATAGGGTAGAAAATGCTAATAAGCCTCCTCCAGCTCCCGCTTTCGAGATGCCAGACTTAGGAGCTATTTTTTCAAGTAGCCAGTCTTCAGCCTCCGATCAAGCTGCAGCTCTGGCGCAACAACAAAGAGAAGCTGAGCTTGCTGCAAAACGCAGAGAAAGAGACGAACTATATTCTGAGTATCTCGATGCAGCTACTACTGCTACGGACTTTATTAACAATCAGCTTAAAAGTGAAGCCGCTAACGCTGCCCTTTTAGGTGTAGAGTTTCAAGTTCCGGAAGAACAGAAGCAACAGAGGATTCAAGACTACTTTGCATCTATATGGGGAGAAGGTGCTCAGACTCGACTCGAAACTTTGTTTGATCAAGTAGGTGCAGTTGAAGGTTTCGAAGGTTTTGATCTAGAACGAGGTAATGCAGAAAACGTTACAGAACAAAAGTCTGGAAGCGAAAGGACAGTAAGCCGAAGCAGAGGTAGAAAAAGACAAACAAAGAGTCTTGCAACGAGCGATGAAGATGAAACTCTTGGATCTACAACTATATTAGGAGGTTAATATGGGTAAATCCAGTCCAACGCCGCCTCCTCCGATTTCTACTATACCAGAGCCTCCTCAAGCGGACTTTGGACCCGTGATGGCTATGATGGCTCAGATGATGTCTATGGTCAGCCAGCAAACTGCTATGCCCCAACTTCCGGAGGCTCCTCAAGTGTTTGAAGAACCAGAAATAAACTGGAGAGAAAAGCAGGAAGAGCTTAGAAATAAACTAAAAGGAGAGGAAACTTTAAATCAAGCTAAAAAGAAGAATAGGCAAGATACGATTCTTACTTCTCCTTTGCTAGACGAAGAAGAAGCTGAAACCACAGGCTCCCTATTGGTTGAAGAGTAATGGAAGAACTACCAGAATCTCTAAAAGCAGAAAAGGTATTCCGAAGTGAAAAGGAACTTCGGGATGAGAGAAGTGAATGGGAAGCAGAGTGGAGACAGATCAACGAAAATTTGCTGCCTGGCCGTGGTATTTTCCAGACATATAATGCTCCAAGGAAAAGAAAGCTAACTAACAATAATGTTATTAACTCTGTTGGAGAAGATGCTCTTTACATTTTGACTTCCAATATGCATGGAAGGCTAACTTCGCCTACTTTGCCATGGTTTTCCCTCAAATGGGCTGAAGAATCTTTAAACGGTGTTACGCCTTTAGTAGAATGGCTGCAAAATTCCGAAAAATTGCTACATGCTGCACTTCATGAGAGCAATTTTTATAGCATGATTAACAGCTTTTACATAGAATATGCAGGTTTTGGGACTGCATGCACCTATGTAGGAGAAGATACTGAGTCTGACTTTGTACCTTTTAGGTTCGAGTTGCTTACTGCTGGAGAATTTTCCTTCTCTATGGATGTGACTCAGACTCCTAATCCTTTTTCAAGGACTATTTTCATGTCTCAACGCAAGTTAGTTGAGCATTTTCCTGAAACAGCTAGCGAAGAAGTTCGAAGAAATGTTAGTGAAAATAGGGAAGGGATAGATAAAACCAATGTTACAGTACTAGAATATATAATTAAGGAAAATCATAGAGACAAAAAGTACACAAGAGTGTTTTATGAGGTAAAATCGCCTAACTCTCAAAGGAAAAGTGAAGACCAAGAGCCTTTGCAGATAGACGGTTTCTATGAATTTCCTTATCCAGTAGCAAGATGGGGTACTATAGGCTCTGATACATATGGTATAGGGCCCGGGTCTAGAGCTTTACCAGACATTAAGAGGCTTCAAGAGATGGAAAAGTCCTTCTTAATGGCTACTCATAAGGCTATAAACCCTCCTCTTAATGCTCCTACTAGAATGAAAGGCAAAGTTTCATCGCTGCCCGGCGGAGTTAACTACTATGCTAACCCTAATGAGAAAGTAGGGTCCATATACGAACGTCAATTGTTCGATTACCAGGGAGTAAGTGCTGCAGTAGAAAGAGTGGAAGAGCGAATTCAGCGAAATTTTTACAATGATGTCTTTTTAACTGCTTCTAGGGACCCAAATGCATCCCCATTAAAGGCTACGCAGGTTATAGCCCAAGACCAAGAGAAACTTTTTAGGTTAGGTCCCGTTGTAGAGAGACTTCAGTTTGAATATTTCATTCCTGTGATCAATCGTTGCTTTAATATTATGCGACGAAAGGATATGTTGCCTGAATTACCTCCAGAATTGGAGGATTTGGCAGGCGACTTCAATGTAGAGCTAATAAGCCCCATGGCGGTGGCTCAAAAAGCGGTTAAAGCTCAGGGTACAGACGCTTTTATGGCGTTTCTCGGGTCTGCTGCTCAGTTTAGTCCTGAAATTTTGGATAATGTTGATCCAGATTCGGCTGCAGTCCAGAGAGCAGAGATAGAAGGCGTTGATTTAGGTATCTTAAGGTCTAGAGAAGAGGTAGAAAAGATACGAAGGGAGCGTGCAGAAGCTCAAAAAGCACAGCAAGAAAAGGAAGAGGCTGCGGCAGCTCAGCAGATAGGGACAGAAGCCGAACTTAAGGAAGCTCAAGCAGGAAAAACTAGAGCAGAAGCAGGATTAACTCTAGTAGAAACTCAAAGGGAAGCAGGCGATGCAGGAATACGATAATGAATGACGAAAAATCGTACCAAATAATGGTAGAAGATTTTGCTAAATTTGCTTCTACTAAATCAGGAAGGGATATAGTATATCATTTGCTATCGTTGTGTAACTTGTATTCGGATTGCTATACTGGAGACAATGATACCTATTATATGCTAGGTAAAAAATCAATAGGATTAGCTATAATTGAAATGCTCAATGAAGCGGATCCTACCGTATACCCTAATATGCTTTTAAAGCATACTAGAGAAATGACTGAAGACTCTACAGATACTGAGGAAACTGAGAATGACTACTGAGACCGCTGAACAAACTAAAGAAACTACATGGACTCTTCCTAAAGCTTCTTCGGAGGAATCTACGGAAGAGTCTACTGTAGCTACTGCTTCTGAGTCTGAAAAGACTACAGAAACTAAAGAAACTACGGAGACTAATGCAGCCTCCGAAAAGCCCTCAGAAGAGGGTACAAAAGAATCTTCTACCGAAGATAAGACTTCTGAAAAAAGTGCTTCATCTGAGGAGACCTCTACCGAGTCTGATGAAACTAAAAAGACTGAACGAGAGGTTCCTGCTCCTACTGAGTACACATTACCAGAAGGTATGCCCCAGGAAGTTGGTGAATTTGCTCACAATAACGATATGACGCAGAGTCAGCTGGATAACTCTCTGCAGTTCTTTGGTTCTTACATGACTGAAATGGATAAGTACCAACAGAAGCAGATTAGAGAGGCTGGAGAGGCTCATGTCGAGGAATGGGGAGACAACAAGGATACTAATCTCGCATTAGTAAGAAGGACTCTAAAGACTGTGGATAAGTCTGGCAAATTAACTGAGCTATTGGATAGCACAGGGTATGGAAATCACCCTGCTGTTTTGGACTTTTTCCTAGAAATGGGACAAGAGTTCAAAGAAGGCGGATTCCTTCCTTCCGAAGTGAATAGGCCTACTGGAAAAACAACGGCAGCACAAGCGTTGTTTGGTAAAAATCACCCAAGTAAACAAAATTAAGTAGGAGACTACAATGGCTTACGTACCGTATCAGGGAGGAGAACTCCCTAATTTGGTAAATGTTACAAAACGACTGGATCCCGATGGTTCTGTCGCTAAGATTGCTGAATTGCTTCAGGAATCTAACCCCATCGTGGAGGACATTCCTCTTATCGAAGGCAACCTGCCCACTGGGCATCGTACTACGGTTCGGTCCGATACTCCGACGCCCGCTTGGAGAAAGCTGAACTATGGTGTTCGTCCTACTAAAAGCTCCACGGCTCAGGTAGATGATACTATCGGCATGCTGGAAACCTTTTCGGAGGTTGATAAGGACCTGGCTATGCTGAATGGCAACACCGCAGAGTTTCGTCTTTCGGAGGATTCTCCGCATATCGAAGGTATGTCCCAGGAAATGGCTAATACTCTGTTCTACGGAGATACAGCTACCGATCCTGAGAAATTTTTAGGCTTTGCTCCTCGATATGACGATTTAACTCTAGCAGGCAAGCCTACCGCAGTGACTGGCTCTGGTCAGTTGACTCATGTGATTGACCATGGAGATACGTCTAACTTGACTTCTCTCTGGTACGTTGTATGGGGAGAAAATACTGTTCATGGCATCTATCCTAAAGGGTCTCAGGCAGGTCTTTTAACAGAAGATCTTGGTGAAGTTACTTTGGTGGACAACGACGGAGGCCGTTTCCGTGGTTACCAGTCTCATTATCAGTGGAAGATGGGACTCTCGGTCCGGGACTGGAGGTACATCGTTCGTGTAGCTAACATTGATGTTACCACCATGGAAACTGCAGCTAACCAGAAGTCCTTGTATCAGAACATGGTCAAGGCTATGCACGCAGTTCCGGCTCCCGGTCGTAACATGGGTGTGTTCTACTGTGGTGCAGCTATTAGCGCTATGTTGGATCTGGCTGCTGTCGATAAAGCTAATGCTTCTTTAGGTATTACTGAGGTGTTTGGTAAAGAAGTTCTGGCATTCCGTCGACGTCCCATTAAAGAATGCAATGCCATTCTGGAAACTGAAACCCGAGTTACCTAATATTTAGGAGATTTGTAATGATTTTAGACAACGACACCATGTATGCTGACGATCTGGCGCATGGAGGAACCCCTACAGAAGTAGATCTTACTGTAGTAGACGCAGGTAAAGGCGAGCCTTTGAATATTTTTATTCAGGGGCACAGCTTGACTTCTGCTGGGAACCTTACTTTCGCCTTCCAGACTAGCGCTACCTCTGGTTCCGGCCACGCTACAGAGGCATCCCTTGTGGTGACTCCTGCTGAAGCTAATGCCGGGATTAACTTTGTGGTGCCTAACGCTGGAGTTAAAAGGTACTCTCAGGTTACCTTGTCCGGTAGCACTGGCGGTACTTGGTCTTGCGGCATTGTCATGCCGGGCATCCAGACCGCTGTATAACACCAATAAAGGGAGGGTCCTGAGGGGCCCTCCCACTAACAACGGAGGCTTAAATGAATAGAGCTGTATGTGTTAACACATGTCAAACTCGAATTGAAGGTAAAATTACCTATGTCCAGCAAGGACAGACGGTAGATTTAGACACGATAGAAGGGAATGAGAATTGTTTTGAGCCTTTACACGGTCGGTCTATTGACTTCGTAAATGCAAGCGAACAAGAGCTTTTAGATTCTGATTGGAAATTCGCAGAAGCTAATAAAGCTATGCAGTCGGCGTTTGGAAAATCCTTAACATGGGAAGAAGGAGTTAAAAAGTCAGACGTAGTAGAAGAAATTATGGACATTAGGTACAGGCATAAAGACATGGATATTTCTCAACTTCCTCCTAAAGCTCAGGCATAGGTAAATGGCGGTACATTCTAAAGTAGGCATTTGCAATCAAGCTCTAGCTATATTGGGTGCGGACTTGATAAGGGATTTCGATGAAAGTAACAAGAGAGCTAGAATGTCTAGCACTTTATATGAAACCCAAAAGGATTACTTGTTAACAAAGTATGACTGGGGGTTTGCTAAAAAGTTTAAACAACTAAATCAATTGGATTTAGACGATGATGTGGTGCCTACTGGAATGTACCCCTACCAGTTGCCTTCGGACTGCAGAATGGTGAGGGATGTATATCCTAGAGGAACAAGGGATAAGTGGTATGTTATGCAAAGAGTGTTGTATTCTTCTATAGATTCTACAGCTCCTAACACAGACCCTATTAGTATTTTTTATACCTCTAACGATACACCTGTAAATGAGTTTACAGATACATTTGCAGATATTCTAGCTTTGCGGTTAGCTATTAAAATGGGTCCGTCCATAACTCAGGATAAAACATTAGTAAGGGCTTTAGCAGAGCAGTACAAAATAGATATCCATGAAGCAGTGGAGCCAGATGCAAATCAAGGAAATTATTATAGGGAACCAGACGAAGATCCAAATTACGATAGCTTTGTAAACCCTGATTATGCTTCTGTAATACACAACTAATGGCTATACATAGACTTACACATTCGTTTACATCAGGAGAGGTCACTCCTCTTCTGTATTCTCGTACAGATTTTGAAAGAGCTGTAAACGGATGCAAGAAGCTAACTAACGCTGTATGTACTACACAAGGACCTGCTACCAGAAGGCCAGGAACTAAGTATATAGATGATCTAGTAGCTTTAGGAATGGATGTTAACGATCCTAAGCTGCGGTCTATTGACTTTATTTTTAATGAAAGTCAAGCCTATACCTTAATATTTTTTATACACACCGACGGAGTTCCTAGAGTAGTTTTTGCTACTGGAGACGGTCTTGTAGTCTACCCAGACCCTCCTGCAGATTACTGTCCGCCGGACCCTATACTAGAGGATGAAGCATATACGGGAACAGGAAACTATAACATAGACTACATATTGTCTGGAATAGATGATATTACAGTTATACATACGGATAATGGAGGCACAGAAACTACATTAACTCCTACTACAGACTTTACAATAACAATAAACGATCCTCCTCCGCATGTTATAAACATTACTAGAGCAGGCTTAGATACTACAGGGTCTTCTCACATAGATGTTTATAGAAACAACGACGGAGTAGCAGGGCAAGTTGTTGTACTTCCTCTACTGTCTGGATGGGACATAGAAAATTTTGACTATGCACAGTCAGGAGACGAAGTATACACAGCTCAAACAGGACTAAACTGCCATATAATAAGAAGGTGGGGGCATACTTGCTGGGAGCTTGTAAGTAAAACTTTCACTAATCAGCCAGCAGCATGGAGTGACACTAACGGGTGGCCAGAGACAGTTACATTCCATCAACAAAGACTGGTTTTTGGTGCTAACATACTAAATAGGCAGACAGTATGGACATCCAAGGCAGGCGACTTTGACGATTTCGGTACGTCTAGTCCAATAGTAGATAGTGATGCTATTACCTTTACTTTGGATTCTGGTACTCAGAATAAAATTGTATGGATGGTATCTACTCAATCTCTAAATATAGGTACTATTGGAAATGAATGGACTGTAGTAGGTTCTAATAGAACTGCTTTAACTCCTACTAATTTGCTAGCTCAACGACAAACAAATCTGGGATCAGAGCCTTTAAAGCCTTTGGTGATAGGAGTTACTACACTATTTGTAGAAAGGTATGGAAGAGCTGTAAACGAATTTGTATACGATTTCAACGTGGATAGTTATACAACTTCTGATATGGCGGTAATAGCAGAACATATTACTAGAGACTATAGCATAGTTTCGTGGGCATATCAGCAAACACCTCATAACATAATATGGGCAATAAGATCTGATGGCACTTTGTTGGGTATTACCTACCAAAGGCAGCATGATGTTATAGGTTGGCATGTCCATACTAGCTTAAACGGTACTTTTAAGACGGTCACAACTATCCCTGGAAGTACAAATGAGGACGAGGTGTGGGTAACCGTAAAAAGAACTATAAATGGAGCTGTTAAGTACTATGTAGAAAAACTAGCTTCCTTAGCTTTTATTTCTGCTCCCGAAGATGGTTTATTTTTAGACAGTTATTTCTTGTACGACGGTGCAGCTACAGATACAATTACAGGTTTAGATCATTTAGAAGGAGAGGAGGTAGGGGTTCTCTCTGACGGAGCAGTGCATCCTAACAGGACTGTAACTTCTGGGTCTATAACCTTAGATAATGATACGTATACAAAAGTAGTAGTAGGAAAGAACATAACTGCAGAAATACGACCAATGCTATCAGAGGCTCAAACTAGAGAAGGTGCCTCTGCAGGTAGGACACAAAGAATTACTAACATTAATATAAACTTTTACAATACAGTAGGTGCAGTAATAGGTAGGGCTGATTCCGAAGATGGTGAAGAAGAAGAAGAGCTTCCATTTCGTCAACCTTACCACAACACAGGGGAGGCGGTTCCTTTGTTCTCCGGTGTAAAGCATGTAGCATTTTTTGAAGGCTTTGACAGGGATTCTGAATACTATATAAAACAAGATAAGCCTTTGCCATTTACTGTACGAAGTGTTACGGACGAAATTGAGGTGTACGAGTGACAGATGCAAGAACATCTTCCACAGTAAGTGGAGCAGCACAAGGCGCAGCTTATGGATCTATGTTTGGTCCTTGGGGAACTGCTATAGGAGCAGGAGTAGGAGCTATAGGAGGCTATATTATAGGGAGCGGTCAAGATGCGCAGTTTGAGAATCAGCAAGCATGGGCCAGATACAACTTAGCTGCAAGGGATAAAATAGCTGCTAGTAATATAAGCAATCAATTAGCTATTAGTCAAATGAACGCAGGGCTAGAATTGGCTTCTGCTGCAATACAGGCTACCGCAATAAAAAGGAATTCTGAATATAATGCTAATATTATTTATGCTACTACTGTATATAACTCTCTTTTACTAAACGAAGAGCTAGACAGAGTTTGGGAGGATGAAGAACTAGATTTACAGCAAATAGAAAACTATAGGCTAAGAGAACGAGGAGAGATAGTAGCAAACCAAGCTGCCTCTGGTACCGTAATAGGGGAAGGTTCTAACCAAGATGTGGTTATAGATCAATCCACCCAAAGAGCTCTTGACGCTACTATTGTTTCCCATAATGCGGACAGAAAAGCTGCTAATATTCTGAACCAAAGAGCACAAGGCTACTGGCAAGGTCAAGTTGCTATAGACCAAACTTTGTGGGAAGGCAGAACTCAAGCTGCGGTTACTGTAGCTAATGCGGGAATGAGAGCTGCAGGTACGCTAGCTACTGCCAATATAAATGCAAAAGCCCAAGATTATTCTAGGAGATTGGCACTCACTCAAGGGACTCACGATATAATGAATGCTACACAGACCTTTAGTTATCAGCAAAATCAAAACATGATTTCTGGTCTATTTAGTGCCGCTGGAACAGCAGCATCTATTTATTATAAAGGAAAAACTCCATCGACAGACACAGTTGCTAGTGAAGGAGGCGCCGGAACAGGAGCTTACCTTAGCCCCAAGTGGGATGGCTCAACTACATATAGAGCTCCTTGGCAAACCTCAAATCAGCCTGGTACTTCTTTAATATCTCAGTGACAATATAATGGCAAATGGTGGAACTTTAAGCACTAAAAAACTAGAAGCTTCCAGAGGGTCTGGAGGCTTAAGTCCCTCTTTGCTTCCAGCAGGCGGAGGCTTGGACAGATTGTCCTTAGCTTTGGGCCAAGTTAATCCTAATGCAGCTAATGTAGAGTTTACTCCTGCGCAGATTCCTGCTACAGTCAAAGATCAAGTTACTCCTGCTCTCAACGAGTTCGCAGGCAGGGTAGTTAGTTCTGTATGGGATTACCAGGAAAGAGAAAGTGAATATTTAGCTAACAAAGCTTATTTGCAGTATGAGCAAGCTCTTAGAAACAAATTCTATGGCACACAGGATTCAGAGGGAAACCACATACCTGGGTACTCTAGCACATCTGGAGATACTGCAGTAACAGGGTACGCAGGTTTTGAAAAGTTTTCTCAAGAAGCTTTCTCAGAAATTACGTCTACTTTAGAGCCTCGTGTAAAGGCCAAAGCTTTATTAAAACTTCAAAGTGCTAAAGGCACGTATTTAGGAAAAGCTTCTACGCACCGGGCACAGGGACTTCAGCAGGTGCAAGAAAGCCAGAGGTATGCAAAGCAACAAGTTCTTATGTACGATCTTGCTGCTAATCCTGAGTCCTATAATGTCCCAGATCCTGTAACAGGGCAGACATTAAAGTCTAAGTTTTATTCTTCGTTTTCTACATTAGAAGATGCAGATTCTGCTTGGAGAAATGCTCTTGTAGATGTAGCAAAACTTAAGTATTTAAATACTTATAGACAAACGCTCTCTAGTGGAGCAAGAGAATCCACTGCCTTAAAACAAGCTAGAGCTGCTTCTCAACAATTTGTAAATCAAGTGGCTGCACCTGAGTTAGCAAATGCTCCTAAGCATATGGGAGTTTTGCTTGCTGACTTGAAGAGGTATGAGGAAGAAGCAAGAGCTGCTTACGTCTCCGAAGAAACTTTAGCTATAAAACAAGCAGAGAGAAGAGAAAAAGAAATACAAGAACATAATGAAGCTTTGCTAGAAGCAGATATTATAAGAGGAAATATTCCTAGTTCTAGTTATGTTTCAGATTTAGTAGTTAATGGCAGTATAAGTCCAGAATATGGAAGAAACATCAAATCAGAGTATTACAACGATACTATAAAAGCTCCAGATCCTATTCAAATGCAAGAGCTTACTGACCAGATAAGAGAAAATGCTCAAAGAAACTTTAAGATTCAGTATGACTCTGCAGGAAATATAATTAAAGAAAGCTTAAAAGGATTTTACAACAAGGTTCCTGGAGTATTTAGTGAAGCTAGAACCATATTAAGAAACTACGAAGAATCCTTAAACGATCCGGACTATAGAGATAGAGAAAAAAGAGGTTCAGAGTTAATTAAGATTTGGACTGAAGGCATGCCGTGGCATAAACTACAGGCAGAGGAGCTAGGCACTATACGATGGAAAGCTACAGAAGAGCTTAAAACTAGACTATTGAACGGAGAAGACTATACTACAGTAATGAAGGATTTATTTACTAAGTATAATTCTTCCATTAATAACTTAAAACTAAGAAGTTCATTGCCGGATGGGCATCAGCCTCAGACAGGCTCTCAGCTACGGGATGCAATTTCTTACTATAAGAACCGAAGGGATTCCTATACCGAAGAGGAATGGGAAAGAATCCAAGCCCAGCTCAACGGGTACGCTAAAGATATAGAGGAAATTTTGAAAAGACAAAACCAATCTAAGGAGCTATTCGGAAAATGAGAGAAACTCCTTTAACCTCTGCTTCTAATACTCAGTTTGATGCTTACACTGAGCATAGAGCAATTGTAGACAAGATTAACAACAATGAAGAGTCTTTGGATAAAAGGCTTGAGATTATTAACAACCTTGAGTCTCAATTGCAAGGGATGCCGTCAGAGTCTGCCGGATCCGTAGGCAATGTAAGTGGAGAAGGCAATGAAGACAACAGAGTAGAAAGCACAGAAGAAAGCCAACTAAGTCCCGACCAAATAGACGAGTCTATACGGCAAATAGATGAACCAGACTATGTAAATGAGCCTTTAACTTTAAATGAGCATGGAATAGAGGCAGTTAAAAAAGACGAAGAGAATACAAATCCTGGAGGAATTATAGGGGATTTTGTAGAAGGGACAGGAAATTTACTTAGTCCTCTTACTGTGTTTGGATCTGGTATAGCTCCTTTAGCTAACCCGTCTCAGGCGGAAGATTTTAGCACTAGGATAGGTGAAGACTTTTCTACTATGCTTCAGGAAATGAAACGAAGAGCTTTACCTGGCTTAGATCCTGAGCAAGAGACAAGCCCTGAGCATTCTAGAGCTCTTGTAGAAAGAATAATGCCTGGAGCTCCTAAATACGTAAAGGATCTTTCTGCCTCTACTATAGAACTAGTTTCAGACCCTACTATAGTATTAGGCCTGCCTTTTGCTAAGGTTATACAAAAAGGTTTATTAGTAGCTAGATCTGCTGAAATTGCAGAATCAGGAGCACAAACCTTTAAAGGAATAGTACAAGAAGGCCTTGCTGAGCTATTAGCAGGAGGCGGATCTGCTAACATAGATCCTAAATCTATGGGAGAGATTGGAACTATAGCCCAGAAAATAGACGAAGGTACAGCTTCTCCTGAAGAAATTACGGAATTTAACCGTCTTATAGGAGAAGATATAAATGTTATTCGAGAGGCAGAAAGAGCAGAACGAGAAGGCTTAGAAGAAATTCAGGGAACTATAACTGAAAAACTAGGAGATACTACAAGACCTGCTTTTGAAGTGCTAGACGAGTTAGAGACCTCTTTAGAAACAACAAGGCAGTCTATAAGCTCAGACACTTTGTCTGCAAATATACATCTAAATTATGCTAAACTTACTAGTGATGAAGATGTTACTGCGTTCTTACAGGAAGTTACTGATGTATATAAAGAAAGGTTCCGTGCTGCAGTAGGGCACCAGACAAACGAAGAGACTATAGAGCTTGCCCAAGACCAGCAACTATCCGATCTTTTAGGCAAAAAAGTACACCACTTTTCTGCAGAAGACGCATATGCACTTCGTCAGACTTTATTAGCATCTGGGCAAAACTTAGTAAGGTTAGCCACAAGAGCTAATGGAGCTAATGCAACAAATGTGGATAATATAGCGTTTAACAAAGCTCTTGCAGTTCACCTAGCTATTCATGAAAAAGTTTTAGGAGTTAAAGGCCAAGCTGGTCGGTTATTACAATCCTTTAACATTTCTGCTGAAGGTGATCTTGCTTCTATTAATAAGCAAATAGATCAGTTAGCTACTTTTGGTAAGATGGATAGCAAAGCACGAAAAGTGCTTAAAGAAATGCTGTCTACTACTACTCCTTCTGAAGCCCATAAGATAGTATCTAATGTAAAGGATAGTAAATTATTAGCTAGTCTATTTGAAGTTTTTACTAATGCTATTCTGTCCGGCCCAGTTACTCATGCTGTTAATATTTCTTCCAATGCATTAAACTTAGCATGGGCTCCTACACAGTCTTTTGTAGAAGGAATGTCTGCTGCAGCTAGGCTAGACTTTAGGGAAGCTTCAATTAAAGGGGCAGAAACTACTGCAAGATTAACTGGTATGGCCCATGGTATTTCAGATGCATTTAGGCATGCTGCGAGAAGTACAAGACTAGGTAAGTCATGGGAAGAGTTAAATATCCCTACAGATATGAGGGGTCAAAGTGAGATAGAGGGATATCGATACAGAAAAGCTATAACCTCAGAAAATATGGAAATTAACGGTCCTATGGCCCCGCTCGTAGACTATTTAGGTAAATTTATAAGGATACCAGGGGCTGCCCTAGTAGAGGAAGATATAGCATTTAAAATTGTCCACTACAGAATGGAAACTGCTGCACAGGCGGCAAGAAAAGCAGCAACTACACAAGGAACAGCTCAAGACAAATTGAGGGTTTTTAATACATTAAAAAACAACCCACTAAAAAGTATGGTGGATCAATCAGTAGATGTTGCTGAACACTATACATTTACTAAAAATTTAGGAAAAACAGGTACAGCATTCAATAAAGCTATATCTAGCAACTATGCAACTAAATTTTCTATACCGTTTTTTAGGACTCCTACTAACATTGTTAAGCAAGGAGCTAGAAACGGAATCTGGGGTAACATATTTAAAGACCTAATACCTGCTCTAACTAAAGGAGGTCCAGAAGCAGATACTGTTAGAGCTAAAATAGCAATGGGTACTATGGTTCCTTTTACTGCTATGTCTATGTTAGATGATAGAATAACAGGAAGAATAGACCCTTCTACTGCAGAAGGCAGGTTTAAAATACAAAACGGTATTCCTGCATACTCTATAAAGATAGGGGACGAATGGCATAGCTACGAAAAAATAGAGCCTTTACGTTCTATTCTAGGCTTATTAGTCAACACTAAAGAAGCTATGCACAACACTAAAGCTATAGACCCTGTAACAGGAGAAGAAAATCCTTATTATTCGGATTTAGTAACTAATGTAACGGGAGCTTTTATCAATACAATGGGAGATACGTATATGATAGAAGCGATAGGAGGTATGCTGGACATAGTGGATGGGGTTTCTACAGGAAATCCAGATTATGCTTTACAAAAGTTTCAGCAAATTTCTGCTAATATGGTCGTTCCACAGTTTGTTGCTCAAATCAATAGGGAACATTTTGACAAAAATATGAGAATGGCTAGCACTTACTTAGAGCAGATACAAAGAAGAATCCCTAATTTAGCTCCTTTGGGAGTTGAAGGTAGTACTTCTTTGCCTCATAACTATACACTATGGGGAGACATTCAGCTATACCCAGAAGGCTTAGGTCCTGACATTATATCTTCTATTAGGACAAAAACAAAAGAACCAGACTGGGTGGACAAGGAAATAGTAAGGTTAATAGATGACTATAATCTAAGCATACCCAACGAGCCTCCTAGAGAGATTACAGCCCCAGCTACAGGCCTGGGTGTTGAGATTAAGTTGGAGTTGAGCTCTAAACAAAGGGCTCAGTTTCAGCTATTAAGAGGAAAAGGAGTAGAGGGTGGAGCATCCTTAAAGGAAATTATGATGGAAATGATGAATTCGTCTGCATACCAACAAGCTGCAGACATAGATAAAAGGAATCAAGTTGCTGAAAGGCTAATTGATGCGACTAAAATAGCTAAGGAATACATGTTTGGCCACGACGAAGACTTGCAAACTCAGTTTGAGGACAAGAAAAGAGCATTACTTCGTCAACGAGAGAGAACTCAGCAATGACCATAGGAACTACTACACCTTTAGTTCGCTTAGTCTACACTGGTCCCGGAACTTATGCCTTTAGTTTTAGAGTGCATGAAGATGCTGATGTAGAAGTTCAGCATATAGATACGGACGGTGTAGCTACTGTACTAACTTTAACTACAGATTATACTGTAACTATAACAGATCCAGCTGTAGGAGACGGAGGGTCTGTAACTACTACGTACTCTCCTACTACAGGCTTTCTTCAAATACGAAGAAATATGGAAATTGACCAACAAACGGATTGGGTTAATGGAGACGCACTAGACATGGAAACGTTGGAGAGAGGCTTTGATAGGATGGCTATGATCCTTCAACAGCAAGAAACTTCAATAGGGTCTAAGGCTTCTTTAACTAATTTAAAAGGTATATGGGTAACAGGCACTGTATACAGTCCTGATGATATTGTTCAACATCCTGATGCTACAGGAAACTACTATGTATGCTATGAAGAGCATACTGCAGGAACGTTTGCTACAGACTTAGCTGCAGGTAAATGGGCTATATACATAGACTTTAGCACAGCTACAGATGCTGCAGCAGCTGCGGCTGCTAGTGAAACTGCAGCAGCTACATCAGAAACTAACGCTGCAACTTCAGAGACTAATGCGGCTACCTCTGAAACTAATGCAGCAACTTCAGAATCTAATGCTTCTACTTCTGCTTCCAATGCTGCAACCTCAGAAGCTAATGCAGCTACTAGTGAAACAAATGCAGCAACTAGCGAGACAAACGCTGCAACTTCGGAAACAAATGCTGCTGCATCGGAGACAAAAGCAGGGGAATGGGCAGAGAAGGCAGAAGATTCTCCGGTAGAAACAGGGCCAGATAAGTATAGTGCATTGCATTGGGCCGCAAAGGCTGCTGCATCGGCTGCATCCGCTGAATTACCTAGTTCACCTAATGACGAAGACACAATTCAATGGAATGATACGTCTGGTGAGTGGGACGCAGTTACGTTTCCGTCTAGTTACACCCGACTTTCAACTAAATCCAGCAACTATACCCTCTTGTCCGCCGACGTGCCCGGCGGCATCGTCGAAGTCCCGATAGACATATCCAGCAACAGTGTCGATATCACCGAATTGGCGCTCGCCGACATGGGCGGCGTGGTGGAGTATGTCATTGTCGCGGATGCGGGAGACTTATCGAGCAACAAGGCCCGGGTGCTGACTAGCGGCGCATCCGAAGTGTGGACGGGTTATCAGGTCGGAGATCGACTACGGGCGTCATACCCTAATGCACAGCGGCATATAGTCGCCGAGCGTGCAACGGTTGAGGGCGAATTGTACTTAACCGGTGATAATGCTACTACGGCCAACACAGATACAAAAATTCTTAATGCAAACGTGAGCTTGGACATGAATCGGGGCAACGCTTGGGATGCCACGACAAATCACAGATTTGATGCACCATTCGACGCTTTGTGCGAGTTCACGCTTTATGCAGCGAGCGATATAGCGTATTCCAATGTAGCGGCTATTCATTGTTACCTTAATGGTTCAAAAACTTTCGATGTAAGTGCGAGTTCTACAAATGGTATCCCGAACTTACCACATACATGGAAAATCTTTCTTTCGGCGGGCGATTATCTTGAGTGGTACTTATACTCAGACTTTGACAGGAACGTCAGGGGGGATGCGGCTAAAGACGAAACGTGGATGCGGTGGAACTTAGTTAGGAGGGTAAGATAGTGAGCCATATAATCAACATCGCATTTGATCCTAATGCCGCATTCCCGCAAGTACCGCAACCGGGCAGGAACAAAGGACAAGACGAAAACGGCAACCCGATACCGCCC